GGACTCCTTGTACTTCTCGACAAGACTGTCAAAAAACTCTTTGCCCTTCATCTCAACCACGCGTTTTGGGATAACGTATTCTCCCTCATGTGCGTTGATTAGTACAGAGCCATCAGATTTTTTTGAGTCCGGGGTCATACCGCCCTGTGCCATTGAGGGGATAGCGTTACCCGCCATCGCGGGGCTACCACCCTGCATCATATTCTGACCACCTAAGTCAGCTTGTACAGCACGTGCAGCCAGTAAGAGAATAAAAATAAGCCCTTGGTCGTATTGCGGCGGCAAGTCCTGCTCTGTGGTGATACCCTGTTGTATAGCAAAGTTGCGGACGTAAGGATACATCTCTGGATTTTGCGCGGCAACAGTTGCTAGTTGAACAATGGTGTTAAGTTCCTGCTGCGTTAATGCTCCGCTCTGAAGCTCCTGCATAATGACTTGTCGAATCTGAGCCATTTCTTGCGGGCGTTGGCTAGCAAACTGATTAATCTGCATCTCCAACATTTGCGGCGACATCGAGCCTTGCGCACCATTCGGGTTAACCCCTACGTTTGTTGGCTCAGGCATACCGCCCATACCAATCATGCCCCCCTGCTGGTATGAAGGTGCAAAACTACCCATGTTGGTCATGCCAGAGGAAAGGCCGGTCATTTGCGGTGAAGTTTGCATTGGCGGGGTTGAGGCTGTCGAACCCAAATTTAAGATGCTTGCCAAAGCTGGCGGCAAATCAAGTGATGTTGTAGAAGGAGGATTAAGCATAGTCAGCCTTTCAGTTGATTGATGAGCGTATTTACAGTGGCCCGCAAAGACGCTACGTCATTGGCAAGTTGTTGTACATTAACAAGTAATTTATTGTAATCGTCAAGACTTGGCACATTTACCCCGCTTATTGTAAAGCCTGCACCTGTAGCTGTAACACGAGGCATTGTCTGCGTTGCAGGGTTGGCAACGGTTATTTGGCCGCCAAGGACAGCGCGAGTTGTATTACCTGAGCCGCGTGATCCAACTAGCAACTCTACATTTTCCTTGAGCGAAGCAATTATGCTGGATTGTGCATCAGTCAATCCGCTTTGCGGGATATTTGGGATAGATGAGAAACGAGAACTTCGCGTTGCCATTACACGTCTCGCAATCCAAGGGGAGTTTCACCAAGATAGATAGCACGAACTCGAATGTCGCCCTCTACACTAACTTCAAATTTGTCTGTGCGATACCCAGTGGGTAGCCGAAACACATCAGAGTCAGAAACAGTTGTTGTTAGTATAAGCTCTTTATTCGCCCACAACTTGAATGTAATGTTATCGGCAGCATCCCATACATCAGTAACAGATTCCCATACTGTGGTCGACGAATCCCATACTGTGGTTACTGTAGCGTAATCTGCTACAACGCGGGCTGCGCCAATATTAATCATATCTTTAGTAACCAAAACTTTTGACTTCCACTCCATCGAAACAGATGGCTGGCTTAGGTCGTCCCATTTGTAAATGTCGCCATTTGTACCGCTAACATAATACACAGCACCGTCAATAGGATCATAGTACGAGGCTGTAAAAGTGTAGTTAGCGTCTACAAAAAACCCACCAGCTTTGGCATCTTGTTCAAAGATAAATGCTCCGGTTGAGTGCGCAGCAAAGTAATTTTCGCCGTAGTACTCAGCAATCACGGTGGAGGGGTTAAGTGTTGTTGTCCACGTGTCGTTGTTATATAGCAATTTAGTAATGATGGCTGTTCCAGCACTAGGAGAATAAACTGCCAGCCCATCATGCGTAGAGTACACAATTCCATAACCCATTGTTACCATACTATTTTTATTCAGGCATGGGAAATTAGCATCAATGCGTTGAGTAGACATGCCATTAGCAGGATCAGACCCCGACACAAAAAACGGGTACGATTCTGTTGTCACCAGCGCAGAGCCATTGATTGCAGCAATACCTACGATATTGTGCTCAAGGTTAACCGAATAACTTTCAGGCCATGCATGTGGCGAACCCGGCTCAGAAAAGAACAAGGTGTTGCCAACAAACCCTACGAGAATGTTGTTTTGGATGGCAGTCAATCCTTGCAAGTCTTCAGGTGGCGGATCAAACTCATCAGTACCAAGAACACTGAATAAATCACGAGACTCAAAATCGTCTGTAAAGTCATATGTACTATCACCCCAGTAGCGAGCACTGGTTGTCGGTGGATTTTCTGAGATGTCGTGATACATCGTGCCCGCAACTACCAGTGTGTTTGCAACATCTACAGCCGTCTGCGCGTACTCAAAAGTGTAATCGTCAATAATGTCGGTGACAATCCCACCTGTAATATCAAACGAAGCTATAGTGCAGCTACTAATCTTAAAGCGATCATCAATACCTAGATTGTGCGGGAACACTAGAGCTACTCGAGAGACATTGCTTGTGCGTTGCACAGACGCTAGGGTAGTAGGGAACCATAATTCTCTAAGCAAAAAATAATCCGTGCCAGATGCCGTTGCTAAAGTGCGATAGAGTTTTACTCCACGTACAAAGTTATTACCAGTAGGTTTAGCTGTAGGTAGGTTTGTTACTGTAACGATCTGCCCCTCTTTGATGAACAAGTCGGCAGATGGTTTAGATGCAATAGACTCTTCCTCCCACGGGGTGTACCATGTGTAGACGTAAGAACGTGCTTGGGTTAAACCGCCAAGATCGACCTTAGCAGACGTAAACGTAATCGGCGTACCCGACGAACCAATCTGAAAACCGGGACTGAAATACGTAAACGTAGTGGAGCTTGTAACAGTACACTCTACATTGGTTGCGTTAAAACCTGTAAGGCTGAAATTAACATTCCCACTAGTGGTGGCTGACGAAACGGCTGTAACGTCAAACGTATTTGTTGCCGCGTTACTGACTGTATATGTCCCGTCAATAGCTGTGCCGGACAAAAAGTCAAGCGAGATTGACGCGCCATTTGATAAACCGTGGGCTGTAATAGTTACGTTAATTGTAGTCGTACCCGCTTGGTTGTACGTGCCCGACAAAAAAGTAAACGCTGTCATTGAGATAAATCTACCAGACGCTAGACCGTGCGCTGTACTAGTTGTAATTGTTGCAACATTGCCTGCATCTCGGAAAAAACTTGCTGTTGTTTTTGTTGTGAAAGTTGCAACCGATGTAGTTAGCACTGTAGTTGGTAGTGGTAATCCTAAGTCGTAATACGTCACTGGATACGGAGCCGCGCCAGCAGTTGCCAATTCATAGTTACTAACCTTGGGGACTCCATCACCAGAATAGTAAAACCGTTGCTCGTCTTGGTTGGTCTTAGAAGCAACAGCAATGTCTACATCAGTTAGCCATGACAGCCATTTTTTGGCATTGGTTACAGGATCACGTAACACAAATAATGTTTTGATCGTGCCAGTGCGAGCGGTATTGTCAACAACAACAGGTTGTGGATAGGGAATAAGATCACCAGAGTACAGCTTGCAATTATTAGCAATCTGCGCAGCCGCATTTGGTAGCAACTCCGGGCTAATTTTAGGAGCCGTACCAAGGAAACTAGTGATCTTAATCGCAGCCATTACGCAACCAATCCGGGAAGATACTGTGTTTTACCAGCTACTTTGGTAGCAGTCAATTCCTGTTTCTTCAGGTTGTTAGGGTCATAGGAGACATGCACCCAGCCGGAGTCGGGTATACCCGGAGTATAGAACTCCAAAATAAGTTGTGTGTAGTCCAGATTGTCCATGATCCACTGGGCAAGGTCAGCATTGGCAACACCAACAATTTCTATATCGGCGGCCATCCCCTTGCAATGGTCTGAGGACTTCGACCCATTCACAGCAGCATTTGACTCAGGACTGCGATAGGCAGAATTCACGGTAACAGACTTGCCAAAGTGTTCACGAACTGGTTGCAACACCATCTCGCAAAGGGTTTTCAAGTTCTCTAAAGCCTCATCATCAGGGGTATTGTCCAGCCCCAGTCTGGTAGCTGTGTCTGACTTTGTGAGTTCTTTGAGGGTAAAGTTTGCTGACAGGTTCATGGTTTCTCCTTTAGGGTTTCGTAGATGGATTCGTAGGCTTGTTGACAGGCGGTGAGTTGTCTAATTGCTTCGTCTCCATCGTCTGTGATGGCGATAAGAGTTTGAGCAGTCGTTGCGTCAAGTTCGCCTCCCTCTTGACTGCTATCTCCGCTGGCAACGGCGGTATCTGTGGCGGCTGGTACGGGGCAGTTGGTTTTGACAGGGAGCCGCAACCGCAAAGCACCAGAGGCAATAGCCAAATCACGCTCTTTTGAAATCTGTCTTGCTTTCTCATTTGATGTCCTTAGTGCCGTAGCTGTTGATGTCACTGCTGTTGCCAAAGCAACTTCTTTTGTCCTTGCAATAGCGTTTAAACGAGCAATCTCTAGTTGTTGAGAGACATTCTCATCATGCTTGCCCTTGAAGTAACCACTCCCAAAAGAGATGGTTACAGACAAGACAAACCCTAAGATTACCCAAGGGTTAAAGATACTCATGGCTTTGGCGGCTCATCGTTGTCGTTAGCTTCGGCCTTGGCGGTTGCATTGGCAATGGCCTTGATCCCTGATCGGCCAGCTACCCCACCCAGAACGCCTGTGATGAACACCATGATGGTGCTGATTTGGCTTGTGTAAATCTTGTCGATTGGGGCCATGCCGGACATGGGTTGGGTGACGTAGGTCACCGAGTACAGGAACATAGCCATCGCTCCGAGCAGGATGCTGACCAGCACCACAATCACGAAAGCCCAGACACGCACTTCAATCTCTTCGGCGGTCAGGCGGTTATTTGTTTTGTAGGCAACAGTAGGCATCACTTTTTCTCCTGTTCAGGTTTAACAAGTTGTTCGGGGCAAGTGCCAGTGGCAGTACAGATTGGTGGCTTGCACTCGGCGTTATTCCAGTTTGTCGGGTCTTGGCAAGCGTATCTAAAACGGTCATCACAACCGGCCAGCAGCCCGCAGAGGATGCCAACGCAAACAGTCAGCGCCAGCAGTGAAAGTTCATGTCTTGTCATTTTTGCGTCTCTCCTGTTCAATTTCACGTCTCATCTTTTGGACCTTCTCTACCTCTTGTTTCACATCATGCTTGGCCTCCAAGATGTCGAGATAAAGCATTGCGCCCAAGGGAAGAAGCAGAGCCACCAACACACATGCGGCGATCCAGCCCATTATGCTTTCCCCCAGCGACTCACGAGGAGAAGCCACAACCACAGGTAAAGGAGGAATAAAGAAGTCGCTGCTAGTGCCGCCAGCTTTGCTTGCAGGTTTCTTTCCTCTTGCCTGTGTAGCCATGCGTCTTGCCTCTTCTGCGCCTCCTCCTTGAGTCTAGCTTTTTCCTGTTCCTCTGAGATG